ACTGATACTGATAGTGAAAGAGAAGCAATACTGTTGTTTCTTAAGTACAATTCCAATCTTTGCCGTAGCAAAGTAGTGAGAGAGATATTAAAATCATAGCTCTTTAATGAGCCTAGAACAAGTTTACAATACCTATTTAAGCGTATCTAGAGGGCATATGAACAAGCCCTGGAAAGCGCGAAAAGACTTTGACGGTTTTGACAAAACACCGGATGGAATACTTTGTACACGTTTAGATATGTTCTTTAAACGATTCCCTCAAATTAATATTAAAGACTTTTTATTAGCACCTTATGTCATCTACAAAGACGAAGAACACTTCTCGCTCAACTTCTACCTCACGCAAAAAGCCATCGCCTGTTACTCTTTGCTACAAAAGCAGAGGACTGAAGAACTACCCGATACTGATGGCCACATTAAACATATTCTTGAATCATTAAAATATCTTGCTACTACTTGTATTAATGAAAAAATAACACTTGAACAATATCTTCGTACAAAGAACGGGTATACTTGGAGGTGTTTAGAAGATTATAGAAACAAACATCTCAATCTATATGTTTTACTGTCTTTTCCGAATTTTGACTCCATTCTTAACAGTATGCAATCACAAGATAAAGAAATCTATTTAAAGACAATTGCAGACGATATTGTTAAGTTTAAGATACGATTAAACAATTCATCCAGAGCTAAGAAAATTATTGCCGAAGGATTAAAAAGAATAAATGAACTTTCGCTTGATAAAAAAAAATAACATACTAATATACTATATCATTCAATATGAAACCTTATAATTCAAATATGTTCGAAAGCATTAAAAGTGCTCTAGACAAAGCTAAAACAAAAACAAGTGGTGGTTCGGCCTATCGTAACTTATTACAAATGGAACCTAACACAACTTATACTGTTAGATTATTACCTAATATCAAGAACCCAGAAGAAACTATCTTACATTATTATTATCATGGTTGGAATAGTATTTCTACCGGTCAATATGCTAGTGTAACATCTCCTTCTACTTGGGGCGATCGCTGTCCAGTAAGTGAATTGTACTTTAAGATCTTAAGAGATGGTACAGATGCTGAAAAAGAACGCGCTAAAGCAAATCTACGTCGTAGAGAGTATTGGTACGTTAATGTATACGTCGTAAATGATCCTAAGAAGCCAGAAAACAACGGTACTATTAAAGTACTACGTTATGGTCGTCAATTAGACAAGATCATTCAATCTGCTATCAATGGAGATGATTCCGAAGAATTCGGTGCTAAGATCTTCGACTTAAGTGAAGAAGGTTGCAGTCTTCGTATTAAGGTTGAATTGGTATCTGATAAGCCAGGTGCACCTAAGTACCCAACTTATACAGCTTCTAAGTTCTTAAACCCTGCTGCTATTGACGGTTTAGATGAAGCAAAGATTCAAGAAACGTATAACAATATTTTTGATCTTAATACATTTGTAGATCGTAAATCTAATGAAGAAATCAAATCATTCATTGATGAACACTATCTAGGTAAGTCTGAATCCGTACCTGTAGCAGCTCCTGTTACAGAAGATGATGAAGAAGATGTACCTTATGATACTCCAGCTCCTAAAGTTACAGCTAAACCTGCTGCTAAAGTAGAAGCTACAACAGCTAATGATGACAAGGTTCTAGATATCTTAAACGGTTTAGATAATCTATAATAATGGCAGACAATAACCAGTCTCAGCAAGCTCGGCAATCGCTTAATCAAGCCGAGCTTGCAAGGCTCTCTCAATCTACTGGTCAAGTAGGTAAGGAAGAGCTTATTTTAGCTGCTATGTTCGGTAAGCAGTTACAGGGCGATCTTAATGGCATTAAAAAACAAGCTGCTGAGGTAGGTGGCGGTTTAAAAGTATCAGATGTAGATATGAGTAAGGTTATGCCTTCTAATATCTTAAAAGCCATGGGACACCCTGCAGCTGCAGCTGCTGCAATTGCTGCAGCACCAATACCGCAACGTCCACCTGTAAGTCAGCCTGTACCTCAACAGTTAGTACAGCCAGATTTACAGTTTGTAACACCACCTGTACAGCAAGTACAACCAGTTAATCAACCACCTTCTGATCCTAATCAGCTTGAATTTGATCTTAATAGACAAACTCGTTACGAAGATATTATAAATGCTATTGATAAATTAGAGAATAAGGTTAACATATTAACAGATAAAGTAAATCAGTTAATTGACTCTAATAATAAAAAAAAACCGAAGATAACAAATGGAACTTAAGCTCGTTAAGAAAGATTTTGCCGATAACTTTTTAAATATTGTCGGTAAAGCTGTAGATATTGTGTCTATTAAGCTCAATAAAGATGGTTTATATGCTGTCTGTAATAAGCCAGATACAAGTATTATTCTATTAGCAAAGTATAGTAAAGCATTCGATGTAGAACAAGAGATCACTCTTAATATCGGAGATGTAAAGAAACTATTAAGAGTTATTGACTGTATTGATGAAGAAATCTTAACATTCAAGATTGAATCAAATCATTTATACTATAAAACTGATAAACTACAATTTAAGTATCATTTTCTAGACGATTCAGTAGTACCTAAAGTTACGTTAAAAAGAGAAAAGATTGAAGCTCTTACTAATGATACGTTTTTCGATGTAGATAGTAAGAAACTACAGGAAATATTAAAGGCTAGTTCATTTACTACTGAAACCAATAAGATTTATCTTTACGGTCAACCTGACGGTGTATATTGTGAATTAGGTGATAAAGAAAAATCTAATACTGATAATATTAGTCTTAAAGTATCTGATGCTGTAGAAGGGCAGCCGTTCAATCAAAGCATACCATTCAATCTTGATATATTTCGTGTATTGACTGGTGTTAAATTTGATAAAGCACGTGTAGGTATTAATCTTAAGTTTAAGGTTATGTCGTTTTATGTAAAACCTACTGACGAAACAGACTTCACATTCGTAATATCAGGATTAGTTAAATAATGGCTAATAAGATAACAACACAAAGCTACTTTGTTAAGAGGCTTAAAGACTCGGGCTATGTAGTCTATAAGTTATTTGATGAGTATAGTGAAGCAGATCCTCGCAGTTGGACGGTTATGATAGACCCACACGGTGCATCAGTTATTTGCACCTGTTACAACAACGATAAGAATTTTGGTGAAAATTATTTTGAGTTATATGATGGTGGACAATTTATTCCTGAAAAGTTTAAGTTGAAAACCGACTCAATTGAGGTTATAATAAGCTATTTAGTAAAATATGGAATCAACAACAAATCAGAGTTATACATCGGGCGAAAAGTTTAAGTCCGTAAAATCTTTTAATATGTCAAACGAAGTTAAACACCCAACACTTCCTACAGCTAATAGTAGTATGCTTACTACAGAAGAAGATAGGAAAGCAATTATTGATAAAGCAGCAGAAGCGTATTCAACATTTCTAGATGCTTTACGCATTGATTGGCGTAATGACGTCAATAGTGCTGATACACCTCGTCGTGTAGCTAAGGCTTATGTATGTGACCTTATTAAAGGTTGCTATGAAGGTCCGCCAAAGATTACTACTTTTCCATCAGATGGCTATGATGGTATTGTGAGTCAGATGAATATACCTGTTGTGTCTATGTGTTCTCATCACCACTTAGCATTTACTGGTGTAGCTCACGTAGCCTACATTCCTGATAAGAACGGTCAAGTTATTGGTTTATCAAAGCTTAATCGTATTGTAGAGCATTACGCACGCCGCCCTCAAATCCAGGAAGGGTTAACTGTTCAGATACATCAAGCAATTGATCAGTTATGTACTGGTAACCAAGGTGTAGCAGTTATTCTTAAGTGTGCTCATACCTGCGCTTGTCACCGCGGTGTAAAACATCACGGATGTGCTATGATTACCTCTAAGCTATCCGGGGATTTTATGAACGAACCACAAACTCGTAAAGAATTTTATGACTTTGTAGCTTCTGCTGAGTGAGACACTAAATAATATTAATGGCCGCTAAAAAACCAATGAAAGGTAATAAGGCTCAGACTAAAAAACAAGCACAAACTTCTGAGCAAGCTAATGCTTTAAAACCAGTAGCAGCTGCAGATACGGCTGCTATGACTCAGGCAGAGCAAGCAAAAATCGCTGAAATGATACAACTTGCTAAGCTTGAGTATATGAAAACTTTAAAAGGCAAAATCGTAAACGAGAAACGCAAGGAAATCGATTCTCTAGATATGCAAATTAAAGAGTTTCTCGGGCCTTATATGCTTATTGGCTATGATTTAAACAATCAGCCAGTTGAAATAGTTTCCGCTGAAGATCCTGCTGCACACGATGCTTTACTTGAACGTTTTCGTCGTGTAATGTATAAAATAAACCAAAACATAATGAACAGCAACGGACAGGACCCGTATGGTTTTAAAGACAATACTGAACAAGATTAAAAGTTTTTTCTTTCCTAAAGAAAGAAGCATTTACGTAGTTCTACAAGGTGTTTATAAAGGAGAATGGTTAGTACCAGTTTCTTATGGTCCTGGTGTAACTGTTTTCTTTTCTTTGCCAGATAGACATATAAGAACTATACCTAATAGCGAAATAGAATCGGGATTAAAAAATAAAATACTAGATTTAGTTGACGTTTTACCTAAAAGCGTTTATAATAGCTGCATAAAAGAATACAACCTTAAATTAAAACAAGATGACGACGCTCTTAATAGACGGAAACAACACGCTACATCGAGCGTACTGGATCGCAAACAACGTAGGAAAGCCTCTAGTGAACTCGAAGGGAGTTAACACTGGCAGCATTTTTGCTTTTCTTAAAACCATTAAGTCTAATGCTGCTCAATTTAATGCAGATAGAATCTATATTGCCTGGGACAAGAAGTTAGGCAATAAAGAAAACTTTCGTAAAACACTTACAGAAGGAACTTATAAAGGTAATAGAGATCAAGAACGCAACAAAGCTGTTTACGGAGAAGCTGATGCTATAGTTGAAATTACTACAACACTTGGAATAAAGAATATATTTCCAGGTAACCTAGAAGCGGATGATGTTATTAGCTGGTTAAGTAAAGAAGTACAGGGCAAAAAAATTATCATAAGTGTAGATAACGACTTTGCACAATTAGTTAACCCGGATGTTTCTTTCTATAACCCAATTAAAAAACTTCTTGTAGATGTTAATAACTTTGAAGAA